GCTGATTGAGGTGGCAGCGCCGCGCGATCAATTGGCGATGGTGTGGCGCAAGGATGCGGATGGCACGCCGATCCTGATCCAAGTGACGGATGAAGGGCTGCGCGCCATTGGCATTGACCCGAATGAGGGCCGCGCAGCGCCCGACACGGCGCCACAGGGCGAGGAGAGTGAAACACCGCAACAGGACGAAGCGGTGACGGAACAACCCGCCCACCCCGCGCCCGAGGAGCCCAACATGGGAAGCGTGAACCTGCGCGAAGCCGCCGAGCGCTTGCTGGCAGCCTGGGAAGAAACGCCGTCGGCCAACGCAGACAAGGACCCGATCGCGCAAGCCATGGCGATGCTGCGCAGCGCGCTCTCACGGCGCGGCACACGCGCCACGGGCGCGCCACGCAAGCCGCGCGAGGGCACCAAGCAAGAAGTGGTGCTGGCGATGCTCCGCCGCCCTGAGGGCGCGACGGTGGCGCAAATCGCAGAGGCCACCGGCTGGGCGCAACACACGGTGCGCGGGTTTTTCGCTGGGCTGAAAAAGCGCCAAGGCATTACGGTGGAGATTGCCGAGCGCATCCGCCAGGTCGGCCCGAACAAGCAGGGCGCCAAAGGGTCCTACACTGTCTACCGCGTAGCGGAATGAAGCTGCGCAGCCACAGTTTGGATTATCAGCGCATAGCCCAGGGATCATCGCGATCCCTGGTGCTTTATTGCCTTGGCTCGCGCGAAACACAGCGCGAAGCGTCCGTCACGCGAAGGGCATATCGCCCCGCAGGACGGAGAAAAACAATGCAGCAACCGGAAACCGCAAAACTCAAGGGCCTCGCCGATCACGCCCGGCTGAGCCATGCGCATTGGCTGCGCGAGGCACGCAAGGGTGGCATTGGCAAATATGGCCCAGCCTATTGCATTGAGGGCGCGGGCGTGTGGCGCCGGAGGCTCGGTGAATTGCTGACGCAGATCCGCAAGGCGGAGCCGGCGCAATGAGCGCCGGCAGGGAACAGCGCTGGATCGTGCTTGGCACCGATGGGCAGCATGTCTCCCTCGGACGCACCGAGCCGAGCGAGGCGGAAGTGATGGCCGCCAGCGACGCCCTTGCCGCGCAGGGGCTTTCCGGGTGGCTGGCACGCATGCAAGGCGAATACTACAGCCGGGGCTGCGTGATGCTCGAACCCCTCCAGCGCATCGGCGTCGCGCATGATGCAGACTGGCAAGCAGCCCTTTCCGCATTCGACGCAGCGCGCCACCGCGCTACTCACTGACACCCTGAACCCTCACCAACGCGCGGCGGGAGGTCGCCGCCATGGCTGAACTTACACCCTCCACGCGCGAAGCAGCGCGCCGCCTTGGCGTCAGCGATACCACCATGCACAAGGCCGAACGCACGGGGCGCATCGCGCGCGAACCGGACGGCCAATGGGACATCACCAAGACACGCGCCCGGCTGCTGGACACCGCCGACCCACAGCGTTCCCCGCTCAGCGGTAGCGCGGCGGCCGAAGGCACGCCCTTCGCCCGATTGAAGGTCGCGCAACTCGCGCTGAAGGTCGAAGCCCAGCGCCTGGCGCTCGATGAAAGCAAGGGCCGGCTGCTCGATGTCGCGACCGCCAATGCGACGATTGATGAAATCGCCAGCACCATGCGCGACGCGCTGCTGAACTGGCCCGCACGTGTAGCGGGCGTCATTGCCGCCGAACTCGGCGTCGAACCCCATCTGCTGCAAACCATCCTGCAGCAGCACATCAATGAGCTTCTGACGGAGGCTTCCGATCGCTTCGACCCTCCCGGCATCGGCGGCGAGTGAGAGCCGCACGCGTGAACATGTGCGCCGCCGTGCCGGGGTCATGCTGCGCCCGCCACCGCAACTCACTGTCTCTGCCTGGGCGGAACAGCATCGCATCCTGGGCAGCCGCGCGTCATCGGAACCCGGCCCCTGGCGCACGAGCCGCACACCCTATCTGCGCGATGTGATGGATGCGTTGTCCGCGGTGCATCCGGCGCGACGGATTGTGTTCATGAAGGGGGCGCAGGTGGGCGCGACCGAGGCAGGCAATAATTGGCTCGGCTATATCCTGCATCACGTCCCCGCGCCGGTACTGGCCGTGCAGCCGACCGTGGAATTGGCCAAGCGCTTTTCTCGCCAGCGCATTGATCCATTGCTGGAGGAAACGCCGGCGCTGCGGGACCGCGTGGCCCCCGCCCGCGCGCGCGATAGCGGCAATACGATGCTGTCCAAGGAATTCCCTGGCGGCATTCTCGTGCTGACCGGCGCCAATAGCGCGGTCGGGCTGCGCTCCATGCCGGCCAGGTTTTTGTTTCTGGATGAGGTGGACGCCTATCCTGGTGACATTGAAGGCGAAGGCGATCCGATAGCCTTGGCCGAGGCCCGGGCACGCACTTTTGGCTGGCGTAGGAAAGCCTTTCTGGTGTCAACGCCGACCATTGCCGGGCGCAGTCGGATTGAACGGGAATATGCTGCCTCCGACCAGCAGCGCTTTTTCCTGCCTTGTCCGCATTGCAGCGCAATGCAATGGCTGAAGTTTGAGCGCCTGATTTGGGAGAAAGGCGACCCGCGCAGCGTGCGCTACCATTGCGAGGATTGCGACACGCCGATTGAGGAACACCACAAGACCGCCATGCTCGCCGCCGGCGAATGGCGGCCGACAGCGGCAGCGGAAAACCCGCATACCATCGGCTTTCACATCTCGGCGCTTTATTCCCCGGTCGGCTGGTTGTCCTGGGAGCAGATCGCGCGCGATTGGGAAGCCGCGCAGGGCAAGGCCGAGGATCTGAAAACCTTCCGCAACACGGTGCTTGGCGAGACCTGGCAGGATCGCGGCGAGGCACCGGATTGGGAACGCCTGGTGGAACGGCGCGAGGATTTCCGTCTTGGCGTGGTGCCGCATGACGCTCTGGTGCTGACGGCGGGCGTCGATGTGCAGGATGACCGGCTGGAATGCGATATCTGGGCCTGGGCCGAGGGCTATTCCTCCTGGCTGGTGGATCACATCGTCATTGCCGGCAGCCCGCGCGAGCGCGCGCCCTGGGATGCGCTGGCGGAATTGCTGGCACGCGATTGGCCACGGGCAAATGGCGGCGCGATACGCATCGCCAAGGCCTGCGTTGATACGGGCGGACGCGATACGGCGGCGGTTTATGGCCATCTGCGGCGCCTGCGCGATCCACGTATTGCGCCGACCAAGGGCGTTGATGGTTGGAATAGGGCTCAGCCGGTGCAGGGGCCGACGCCGGTGGATGCGCTGGTGGATGGACGGAAATTGCGGCGCGGCTTGAAGCTTTGGACGGTGTCGGTTTCGACCTGGAAGGTTGATCTCTATCGCCGGCTTTGGCTTGGGCGTGGCGAGGCAGCGGAATTCCCGCCTGGCTGGGTGCATTTGCCTCAGGGGATTGAGGTTGAATGGGTCAAGCAGTTGGTGGCGGAGCAGCTGCATCAGATAAAAGACCGGCGCGGCTTTGTGCGCCAGGAATGGGCGAAGCTGCGCGATCGGAATGAGGCGCTGGATTGCGCGGTGCTGGCACGCGCGGCGCTGTGGTTGCTTGGCGCCGATCGTTATGGCGAGCGGTTCTGGCATAGGCTGCGCGAGGACATCGCGAATGCGCCGGTGGAAAGACAAGCCGTCCAGACTGCCGCGCCGCTTGCGGCGCCAAACCCTGAAACACCGCCAATGATGCGCCGGCCCGGCTGGCTGGCGCCCCGTGGCGGTTGGTTGCGCTGAATATTTTCAGGAGGAAATCATGAGTAACGGGGAACTCCACGCGCGCGAGCGCGAGGATCTGGCGCTGCATGTCGAACGCTGTGCTGAGCGCTACACGGCGGTGCGTGCCGAAATCTGTGGCCTGCGCAAGCAGTCGCGCCGGATCGAGGCGGCGATCTGGGGCATCGTCGCGGTGCTTATCGCGCTTGGCGCGGGTGGGGCGCAGATCCTGCCGATCCTACGTGCGCTGGCGCGCGGCGCGGGTGGGTGATCAGCCTTGGACCCCGCAACCCTCGCCTGGGCGCTGGCGCAGCCCGCGGGCAGCCGCGCTGCCGTGCTGGCCTCTGCTTACACCGGCGGCGTCACACGCGTGACCTTCGAAGGCCGAACCGTGGAATACCGCAGCCTGGATGAATTGGGCCGCGCCATCGCCGCGCTGCATGGCGCGGAGAATGCGGCTGCACGCCGCCCGGGCATGACGCTCGCCAGCTTTTCCCGTTCCGGATGAAGGGGCGCAACCCCGGTCCGACCATGCAGAGGCGTCCCCTATATATAGGGGGATTGTTTTCATCCTCCTCTCGAAAGGAGGCACCGCCGCATGCTCGAAATTCTCGTTCTGCTCTGTCTGGCCTATCTCGGGTTTGGCGTCTTTCTCACCGTGAGCCCAATCATTCGGGATAGCGTCTCCCTAAAACTTCACCCTGAAAAAATAGACGATAAGCGCGTCCTGCTGATCAGGCGGGTAGTTTCTCACCTGGCAATCGCCTTGGCATGGCCCAAGCTGCTGCCGCGCACGGTGGGACCCGTGCAAATGCAACTATTCCCCAAATTGGTGTTCAAAAGCGGTTTACCGATCTCCATCCGTGCAACATTCAAGAGTTACCGGGATCCCGAAACAAAGGCGCGTATCATCCTTTCCTTGGTTACGGAAAAACCGAGGCCTTTACACCCTCCGGTTAAGCGCAAGAGGCGCAGCTTCCTTGAAGAGGACGAGCCCGACCCTTCGCCGTGATCCGGAGGGTCCCGACAGTAGTCGCACCTCCTGCCACGGCGCCATCGCGCTGCTTGATACCGTCTCTGGAGTTTCCACCACATGAAACACCGCCTGCGCGCCGCCTGGAGGGCCTTTCGGGGCTACGCGGCAGCGCAGGATAATCGTGCCTCAAGCTGGGCGGCCTCAGGCGGCAGCGCCACAGCCGAGATCGGCATGGCCGCACCAGGCATCGCCCGCCGCGCGCGTGACGCCGTGCGCAATGACCCTTATGCCGCGCGCATCGTGGATCTCTGGACCGGCAATGCGGTTGGTGCCGGCATCACCACACGCTGGCCCGATGAACGCCACGCCGATGCTTGGCGCCGCTGGGCTGACAGCACCGCTTGCGACGCTGAGGGCAAGCTCGATCTCTATGGCCTGCAGGCGCTGGCCATGCGGGCGGTCGTGGAAAGCGGCGAATGCTTCATCCGCCTGATCGCGACGCGGCCTTCAGCGCAGAACCCGATCGGCCTTAGCCTGCAAGTGCTGGAAAGCGATCATCTGGATACCGCGCGCCATGGCATGGTGAATGGTGCACCGACCATCCAAGGCATCGCACTCGGCAATTCGGGCGAGCCCACCGGCTATTGGCTGCATCGCACCCATCCCGGCGCGGCCTGGATGCTGCCCGGTGCCTCCTGGCAGAACAGCGACTTCATTCCGGCGCGCGATGTGCTGCATCTCTTTCGCAAGCGCCGCCCCGGGCAGTTGCGTGATGTATCCTGGCTCGCGCCCGTACTGCTCCGACTTCGTGATCTTGGCGATTACGAAGCTGCGCTTCTGATGAAGGCCAAGATCGAAGCCTGCCTCGCCGCCGTGGTGACGGATGAGAGCGAAGAAACACTTACCACCCCGTCCTCTAGCCTGCTGCGTGATTCTCAAGGCCGCGCGGTGGAAAGCTTCGAGCCTGGGATGATCCTCTACCGGCGCGGCCATGGCGAGGTGAATGTGGTGAACCCCTCCGGCGGTGGATCGCATACCGCCTTTGCGCGACGCTCGCTTGAA